TCGTACCACTGTACCTTAGCCGGCACGAACGAATTAATACCGGCAATCGCCTTCTGCCATATATTATAAAACTGGTTCATGCCGTGCGGCGTCGATATAAGTATCAGCATGGCATCGGAACGGGACGACTGCGTCGGGAACACGGAACGGATAAAGTCGTCGGCGTCTTCCGCCGGCAAGAACGCGAATTCGTCCACGAGCATCAAGTCGACTGTACGACCACGTATCGCGGATGAACCCGAAGCCGCACAGAATATCTTGCAGCCGTTATCGAAACCTATACTTTCCTTCGACCATCCGCCACGGTCAGGATTTATACCGGGCTGGAGCCAAAGCGGCAGCTTCAATACGGCCGCACGGATTCTCAACATAATTTCCTTGGCTTGCTGTTCCTTGTTCGCGAGAACAGCTATTTCCTTATCCTTGTTGAAAAGCGCGTACCAGAGAATGAACAACGTACAAATCGTCGTCTTACCGCCCTGACGACCGAGAGTCACTATACGGTTATTGCGTATATTCCCTTCCTTGTCCCTGTATTCTGCAAGAAACATCTTGATTATACGTTCTTGGTATTCGCGCAATTCTATCGGGGCGGATCCCTTCTTGTCCTGTATAATATAGAAATACTTGCAAAAATAAAATATATCGCGCGAGCACTTGATATACTCGTCCATCTGCTCCTGCGTCATTTCGATTACTTCGTCATGACCGCGAAGCTCGGCACTCTTCATCCACATATAAAAATAACCTTGTATTGTACCTACAAAGTTATTTATAATTAAAAAGATTGTTTGATGTATTTAATACGGTGAACGAGTAAACCGATATTTTAAATTACCGCAATCATAAATTCGATATATTTTTCTCGATAACATTATCTCATGTTCAGTCATATCCGGAGAAAAGCCTTCGGCTATTAACTTATGCTTCTGGAATTCTATACGATTATGTCTGATACCGTCTATCACATAATAATATGCGGGTTCAGTTTGTCCGACCAATGTAAAATCAAGTTTTTCATATAAATTTCCGACTGACCATCGACGATCCGCAAATGATATTACTTCCTCTATCTCACCATGTTCTTTTAAAAAATGTGTAAAAAGGCGTGACGCGCCACCTATAACATTAACATTCAACTTATTACAGTATCGCAGAAGTTCAAATTCATTTTTGTTGAATCTCGACTTGCCGAATGTCATCAATGACACTAATTCATCATTATAATAAAGCCCATACCTATAAGTAGACATACAGTTTCCCTGTATATGACACATATCAAGAAACTTTTCCGATTCCTTATATGGAACTTCTCTTACCTGGCATTTTCTCGCAAAGATCCTATCATTCAACCCCAGCAATCCATTAATCCTAGATTTAACAATATCCTTCTTATATAACCATTCGTCTTCAAAAATATGAATAAGCTGTATACCTTGTTTTTCACATTCTTCAGTTTTTGATAAATGATAATTTTTATCTTTATACAGTTCAGAATGCCAATACAACCCATCGTATTCAAATGCCAATTTCTTATCCGGCAAATAAATATCGAGCTCATGCCCATGCAATACCGTACGGTCGTTTTCAATAACAACTGTATTATTTTTATTTAAAAACTCCACTATATTCTTCTCAGTAGATGATGAATGTTTATCTACCGGGTTACATATTGTACAAATAGGTGTATGATATACAAAATATCTATTATATAATGACTGATATTCTATATTAAATTCTTGATTACATGTTTTGCACTTACAGGTAAATTCTTTATTCTTATAATTTAATATTTCAATTTCTGATATAATTTCTGATAATTTTTTTACAGTATCTATCTCTCTTTTTTCACTATTATTATAATTTATATTACCGTAAAGTCTTAACTTTGTATCTTTAATCTTGCTAATTGCAAATTCACTCCCACCGCCATTCTTGACACCGAATTTTAATAAATTTGTATTTTCGCTCTTTTTTAAAAACTCTTCCGAATTAATATATTGCGGTGTACCGTATTTCCTAATACATGTACTAATACGTTTATCTTTTATCTCATTTAACCTATTTAAATATTTCCAAGAACATGCACGTGAACAATATGTATTATAACCGTCTTTTATACCATGAAAACTCGTATCTTTTCCGCATTCAAGGCATTTTCCCTCATCGTCGGATTTAAAATATTTGTCATAATATTCTTTATAATCTATACCGTGCTTGATTTTAACATGGCGAGAAACGCAGTCATATTTCATAAATTCCTGACCGCATATCTGGCACTGTAACCGATTCGTAGAATTAATTATGGACTTTGTGTCATCCGCACCATTTCGTATAAAATCAACTATCTGTTTTTCACTTTGTGAATTAAACGTATATTCCGGATTACAATATGTACAAATAGGTATATGATACCTATAATGTCTCAAATAAGCGAATGATTCATTTACAGTAAATACTCTATTACATGTATTACATTTACATTCAAATTGTTTATTTGTATATGATAATACATTACAGTCTTTTACGCTTTCTTTAAATCTCTGTAATGTCTTCTCTTCATAACTTAACTTTATACGCGCGGAATTACAATAATTTTCATCGCCGTAACGTTCACGCTTAGTATTTTTTGCTTTTTGCCTTATATCGGCATTTGCAAGCGAACAACTCGCTCCGTAACGTTCTATATTTGTATTTTTTAGCTTTTCGTATATATCCTTATCTTTACGAGAGCATTCATTACAACAATATGTTCTATATCCAACTGCAAGATTCTTAAAATTAGTCGGATTACCGCATATTTTACATATACCTTCGTTATCAGACTTCACATATTTGTCATAATAATCCTTTGACAATATCTTATGATTTCTGGTCAAATGATTCGAAAACGATTTCGCATTATCGAATTTCTGTCCACAAATTTTACAAATAAATTCTGTCTGCATATATAATTTTAACTAACTATAATTTTATAAAATATAATAAAATGCAGGTTTTTGTAAACCTGCATTTTAAATTTAGTCCGAATTTTCTCAAATTACCATTCGAGTGCTTCAGGAGCGTCAGCGAACAAGCCGTTGAACTTGAGCAAGCGATAGTAATTCTCGGCCCCAAGCATGTTGTGGGCAAATCCGTAGCGGGTCATAATGCCGACTCTCGGAGAGAAATCATTCGGGTCAATCGCCTGGTTGACAACACCGGTAACGTACGGGCAGAAGATAACGCCAGCGTCATAGAGGCTTGTGCCCTTGAACGCGAGGAGAACTTCACCGTTGTCGTTAGCGCCGAATTCGTCAACAGCGTACTGGTCACAGAAGACCTTCACAACACCGTTAAGAGTACCCATTTCCGGAGTAACGGCAGAACCGTTGACTTCGTGAGCAATCTTGGTGAACCACGGGTTAGCGCACTGGAGAACAGTAGCGACGTCCGGGGACACAACGGCGATGTTAGCAGCACCACGACGAGTAGCGGTACGAATGTCGTTAACGCCCTTCATGATGTGGGTGATAATCATACCGAAACGTTCCTGAGAGTTCGTGCCGATGAAACCGTCGTTTTCAGCGAGAGTCTTGGTAGACTTGTTGAACACGCGCGGAGTGCAGAGGCTCTTACAACGGCCGATAGTTTCACGGTCCATTTCGGCGGTCATTTCAGCCTGGAGGACGTTGATCATTTCGGTCATCATTTCGATACCCTGCATAGCCTTAATATCGGCAGCGGATTCGAGAGAGAAGGAAGCAGCAAGCTTACGGGTCTTGGCAACGATGGACTGGCGGCTCAGCATGAGGCCGAGTTCAGGCATCTTGCGGCTGACGGACGGGTCATCAGAACCGAACGTCGGACCAGTAATCTTCCAACCTTCAGCGGACTGGGTGTCAACGCCAGTACCGGCATCCCATTCACCGTCGTTGTTGGCGGTAGAACCGGTGTAACCGGAGAAGCGCGGAACAGCCTTCCATGCGGCTTCAACGAGTTCGTTCGGGTTGTTGGTCTTGTAGATGTAACGGAGGGCGAAAGCCAAACCGACCGGGCCGGTCAACGGCTGAACGCCGACGAGAACGTTCGCGAAAAGCTGCGGGAACACACGACGCACGAGTGCGAGGGAGATCGGAGCGAACACGCCCTTAGCGTCACCACCGTGGGGAATGCCCTGGTCGAGACCGAGCGGAGCGCCAACGCCCTGAGTGAAGTCTTCAGTCAACAGTTCGGAACCGAGGTTCTTGGTCTGCTGGTTTTCAAGAAGACGTGCAGTATTATAGCGAACAAGGTTATCCTTGATGCCAGCGACGGACAGACCCTTGGGAGCCTTGCTCCAGCGGTCCATCATGCCAGCCTGTGTCTTTGTAATCTTCATTTAATATTCTCCTATTGATTTAAATTTTTTGAATTACTAATGAATTCATATTTTATTTATAAATGAAATTTCCGTTTTTTCGTATTTTCTGAAAATTAGCCGTCCAGGAGGCTAGCGGAACGGAGCAGGGCGCGTTCGCGGGCGCTGAGTTCCGGCTGGACC